AACCCTTGTCCACGCACCACCACCAACTGCCCGATAAGCGACTTCGTAGCAGATACACGCATAGCAAATCGGGTCAGGACTTATCTGATGACACCATCCATTCAGACAGACCGCTACCTGTAACTGACACACGCCTGTGCCTGTGCAACGAGTCACACCAAATGGAACATCGTAAACATTCTCTGGTCTTGTTCCACCAGAAATTACCAACTTGGCTCTCACATCAAATTGCCAACCAAAGTTACCACTGCCAAAATCATAATACTGAAGGTTGTCTGCATAAACACACCACTCCTGCGAACTCTCGGCTCTGGTTTTATCGTAGGAAGTCAAACGTTTAATACCCAAGACGATTTCTGGTTTACTGACCCATTTATCAAGGCATACCCTTTGTCCTGCGCACGCTACGCCTGCGCACAGGCGTGTCGCATACGGAGTGTCCCCATAAGCAGTATGAAATACGAGACCGCCTGCGTTTAAGTAAGAATAATTATCTGGATTAGCAGGGTCAATTAACCTTAAACTCCCTTGCGCCATTTCAACGGTCTTTCGTCCAAAATTATCATACGCACGCAGACCAAAACTATCCATTTCAAGACGGTTTACATCATCGGATGTTTTGATAAAAGCACCAATAATATTACCTGACCGAACCGTCCCCAAGTCTGCGGATATAGCAGACAACTGCGCTACATCAATATTATCCGCTACAATTGCCTTCGCTGAAATATGCCCTGATATAATAGAACCTGCTCGTATCTTCGGAGTCGTTATTGCGTCAGGAGCGATATTCGTTTCTTGAATAGCGAATAATCCCAAGTCATCACTACTGATACCGACCTTTGTGACCGATACGATGTTTGAAAATTGTCCTCTACCAAATCTATCTACTGCACATATCCTGTAATATGTCGGGTCGTAAGGAACTTCGCAGGAAAAGTTCGTTCCTGTATGCCTACCATAAATCTTTTCACGCCCTGCGTTCTCCTCTATCCCAAAGAATACAGGTTCGTCGCATTGCCAGATTTCATATTCAACGATGTCTGCGTCTGTCACTGGCAACCAAGACAAGAAACCTTTTTGGAATAAGGTGACTGCGAAAAGATATGGTGCGCTCGGTCTCGGATTAACTGGCTCAACCGTTGCGGACTGCAAAGACGTGACGTTTTGTGTATTGATAGCACGCACAAAATATGTCACGCCAGACCGTGCAGTCGGTCTAACAATGACAAACTTCTGTGCGTCACCTCTCCAAACCAAACCCTCTGCGTCTGACAACCATCCTGTATCATTCGTCCGTATTTCATAACCGATAATGTCGGACTCTGGATTTTTGTCCCAAGACAATTGGATTTCATCGGTGAAAGAATATTTAAGGTTCACAACCATAGATGGAGCAGAAACATACCCCTGTGCCACGATGGTCTGTTGCGGACTATTCGCTATTGGGTTCTTTTCCCCATTCTCTGTAACCGAGACCACCGCTACCGTATAGACAACTTTCCTGCTGATAATTTCTGGTATGATATAGTATTCTCGGTCTGTCGTCCCGACCATATTCCAAGAAGCACCGTCGTTATCTGACCACCATATCTCAAATGACCGTGCCTGCTTAATATATTTCGCTGTGACTGGTGGAGTCTTAAAGGAAACCTGTAACTTGCTCTCAAATCCACCGCTCGGCAACCTATTGAAAATCTCCTCTACCTTTAGGTTCTGGACTTTTGGGATGTCCATAATAAGATGGACATATTTATCCTGCGGAATGACCAACTCTGTCGGGTCGTAAACATCGTCATTATGCTCAATGGCACTGATGGATACACGCCCACCCTCATCCTTACTAATAGACGTTATACGGTATTTCTGTGCCTCTGCGCCACCGATAGCGTTTAATTGCCAGAGTGCATTTTCCTGTGGGACAAACGAGTAAGGAGCGTCCACAGTCAGCGAGGTATAGATACCTGCAATATTTGTTACCGTGCGCTCCTCTAACTCGTCTGTAAGCGGATTACGGATTTTCAATTTATAAGTAAAACTTGGCTCTAACATTACAGGCATATTGAGGATGATGTTCAGGTTCGTATTCGCCTCTGCTACCCTGCCACCATCACCCCATCCAACCACGTCGTGCTGAAACTCTATGACATCGTAAGGTTGCAGAAGCACTGCGTCATAATATGCGGAAAACGAAATCACTCGTGTATTGTTATTTATTTTATTAAGTAGGATACGAGACTCACGCAATACCTGCGTTAATCTGGTCACTCCAAACCATTGAATAGACTGTGTGTCTGCGATAACGTCGGCAAGTTCCTGCGATGAAAAAGATATTTCTGTGCTGTCTCTTGCATACTCTTTGTCTTTATTCGTATATGAAGCAGATACAACGTTAGGTTTCTTCTTGCTCAAGTATTTCATCGTGAAACTCTCGGCAAGAATATTACCCATATTGAAAATCGCTTTGACCGTCTCTTGCTTCTCCACGTTCAAGCGGAGCGTTCCTTCGCTGTTATAAAGTATTCCCCTGAAGGATTTAAGCATTGCTCCGATGAAGTCAGGCGCAGGTTGCGACTTATCAATAACACAGTCAAGCATAAATCTTTTCTCAAACTCGTGTTCGTCGTTTTCAACTGGTTCTTCACAATATTGAGACACAGCGAGAAAAGAAGTGTCGTTAATCTTGTAATCGCTTATAAAGTCACCGAGACCATACCGCTTGTTAAGAAGCAAATCACGCAAGCACCACACTGGATTTGCGCACCACTGCTCGTGATATGTAACGCCATCCCAATAAAGAATTGCTTTATTTCCAAGACGATGATAGTTACCATCGGTGGAGTCAAAATAATAATTTTCCCAGTCCACAGGTTGTGTCCCACCGACATCAAATGTAACCTTCGGACAACGTATCTTTCGTCCTGTAATAATACCAGTGATGTTCGGCAGTCCATCCTTCAAATCCTTAAATGCCAGTAAGCGCACGCCTGTCAATGCAACTGTCGGATATGATAATTCCTCTGTGGTTATCTCATCAATTGACATCAGAGTAATCTCGCCAAACGATAGCGCATTATCTCCTTTGTCTTGGTCATCTGAAACCTTTGTGACCCTAACCTCATATTGACCTGCGTCCATATATTCGGTCTTAAACCATCGCTTAAAATATGTCGTAGTCTTTTTGTTAATATCTATTGTTCCTAAATATTGGAACTCTCCTGCGCCCTTCTTCCTTATTTCTATGCGAACAGAGACATACCACGACAAAAGATTTTGAGGATTATCAAACGCCTTCTTATAGAGTTTGTCTATGGCGAACTCAAACTTGATGGCTTTCGCTGTGGTGACAGTCCCCATAAATGTAAACGGAACGTCCTTCTTTAATTTATGCGACACCGATGACTGGTTATGTAACTCATCAAAATGCTGTATCGCTTCCTGATTAAGAGACCCTGTGCGCACAGTGATTTCTGTGCTTTCTCCATAAGGGTCATTCGGGTCTGCGCTAAAGAAGTTTTCGGCAGGATTTCCACCTATCTTAATATTGGTAATTGACTCTATTTCGCCCTCGCACCACGCCAGAAGAAGGTTCAGCGTTTCGTTCTCCCCTTCCTCTATGTAAGCATTGATTAAATAAGGAGCAACCAAGTGCCGACCATAGACAATAGGTAACACATCGCCAACCTTCTGCTTCAGTGTTGCACCATTCCACTTATAGGTCGGAAGGTCGTCCATATTGACATCAGAATTAGGCAATAAAGAAGCGTCCTGCACTGGTATGATTTCGGTCAGTGGGTCGTTGATACCTAATCCCAACATTCCATATTCACTTTCACTCATATTAAATCCTCGCTAATTGCACAAACTCTGCAATGTTGATGGTCTCGTATAATGCTCCAAAGACCCCGACTTCTTCGTATGCTCCGTAAATCTCTGTCGGGACATAGAGCGTGGTGCTTTCAATGACCCCGATGTCGTCCGTGACCGAGACATACCTGTAAGTGATGAGCAGGAACGCTGTATATTCCTGCGTGAGAACGCTCTCATAGAGTGCGCCTTCAATTCCTGCCTCATCGTATGGTGTGTCAATTGCGATACCAATAACCAAAGAGACATCTTCGCTCGCTTCAATGCTGTCGGAGACTGTTCTTTCAATGATGTCAAACTTATACGCAGAAGCGTATTCTGCGATATTGACCGTATCGTAAAGCGCACCCGAAACCCCTGCGTCATCCCCAATTTCAAAAGCAATGCCAATGCTGACTGAACGTGCCTCGCTGACAGATATGCTGTCGTAGACATTGAAAGGCAGAACGACAAACTTGAGCAGTGCGACATATTCTTGGACTTGGATGTCATCTGTGAGCGCACCGTTGACCCACGCATTATCGTCCTCTGTGACTTCTCTCGGTGCAATGATGACGGTAACTGCTTCGGTAACATTGATAATCTCAAATCTTTGTATCCCCATTGAGACGAGGATATTTTCTTGGACAGATATGCTGTCTGAAACATTGACCAACCACAGCAATGTGAGCGAGACATCTTCTGCAACTGAAGCAACGTCATAAGCAGTGAGTGACCAGAATACATAGAGTGAGCGGAACTCTGATATGAGTATATTGTCACTAACACTTGGAGAGAGACATTCAATTTTAACGAACTCAAATACGCTAATAGACTCAACCTTGTTGATGTTGAGAACGGTAAGATTAACTGCCCTGAACTCTGATACCGCCACGCTGTCAACGACATTAACCAACCACACAAGTTTCGTAGATACGTTCTCTGTAATTGCGATAGTGTCATTGACTGATAGGTTGAGAACAGTGAGACGGAGAGATAAGTTCTCTGTGACCGTAATGCTTTGAATACTTGAGACGAGTGGATGGGGTTTAACAGAAGCAAACTCTGTAACCACAACTGTATCAACGACAGTCCTGATAGATGGCAATGAGAGAGATACGAACTCGGTAACTGTAATCGTATCCCAAACAAGTTTCTGCTTTGCGTCCATCGTGACGCTCTCGGATACGCCAACTGTATCAAATCTGTTAATCTGATACGGAAAGAGTATGGCAACAAACTCGGTGACATTGATAGCGTCGGAGACTTTGGCTTGGAAACCCCATATCGTAAGGACTTCTGTGATATGGATGATGTCATCTGTGACTGTGATAGTAAACGGAACGTTGACAACGACTGTTTCTGTAACGTAGATAATCGGGTCAAATGCGAGTATTGACCTAATGACATTGTATTCAGCATAGTCGGTAACAGAAATCCAGTCGTCAACTTGCACGGTATGCGGAATGAGAACGTGTATCCATTCTGATACCACGAAAGTTTCGTAAAGGACTGTTGTGCTTCCGAATATATTGATAAATAAGACATCTGTGACTGTGATGTCATCGCTAAAGACAATGGTAAACGGAATACCAACTGCGACTGCTTCGGTAACTGCGATACTATCAACTGACTGTCTACTGAATGGAAGGTTAATATCAAGGAGAACATCGGACACAGTAATGGTTTCCCATTTCGTGAACGTCCCATAGACATTAACGTCAACGACTTCGTAGAGGTAGAGTGCTTCCCAAATCGTCCTGTGTCCCCAAATGTTGACATCAATGAGAAAATCCTCAACGTGGATATTGTCAACACTCTGTCTTGAACCAAAGATGTTGACATCAATATAGTCCCTGACAGGGATGGCTTCATACCAATATGAGTAGAATGGATAGAACGTAAGATGGACATTCTCTTTAACTTCAAAGACATCGGCAGACCCTCTGTAAACACCATATTTTTGTTCAAGCAACAACTTCTCCGCTTCACTCTGTGCGTCACGAATTGCCTTTTGAGCGTCGTAAGCGTCTTGAATTGCCTGTCTTTCTGCTTCGTCTTTCGCATTGGCTATATCCTCTGCTAACTGAACTTCATAATTGTGTTCCTGTATATGTTCTAATTCGTAAACTTGTTCTTTCGCTAAATCAATTGTCCAGAAAAATAAATACTCGTCTCTTGTTGCGTATATCTTATTCGGGTCTGGTGCTTGCGCATAATCAACATACCCTGCGTTTTCTATTGCCCTTATCTTCGCTTTTATTAACTCTATAAACTCGTCAACCGATAAAGTATAAGTGCCACCCTGATTTATTACATTGTTTAACTGAACTGTATAATCGTCTGGTGGTATAACACCTGCCAACTTCTCATCAACAAGTCTCCTATATTCTTGAAGTAGAGCAAATAATTCTTTCTCCTTGCGGATTTCTTCTTCTCTCGCCTTGTCCATAAGTTCAATGGACGTAGCGTCACCACCCACATTATTGATAAAGAGGTTATCAGGACCAACACTCCAAGACTCAACAACAGAAATATTGTCGGTGTAGCGAATATCAATAAGAGAGTCAACCCGACCATCATCGCTGACTGCAATGACTTCTTCAGAAACTTTAATATTATGCTCAAGAACGACTGACCAGATTTCAACGCATTGGATACCATCAAACAAGTTCGGGTCGGGGTCTGTTGCAAATAATGGTATTGGTGTGACCCCTTGTAAAAAATACTCCTCAACATTGATGTCCTCTTGCGCTCCAACCTTCTGTGGCAATTGCTGTCGTGCGCTGATAGCATAATAAAACTGCTCTCCTTCGGTAATCCCTTCAACAACCCCACCAGACCAGTTTGATAATTCCACGAGTTTGCACGCTTCAATTTTGAAATCGTATAATCCAAACTCAAGGACTCCTGTGTTGACGCTAACATCGCCATAGAGTGTTGCCTCATTGCTACCGTCGGCACGTTCTGACTGGACGTGAGCGAACATCGTCCACTCTGTTTCCCCAACCTTCCGATAGAAGCACTTGTAACATCCAAAATGATAAATGACACGGTTCGTCTCCCCTACCTTCTTAAAACCATAACCCTTCAGGCGAAACCTGATGTCTAATGCTCCCTCTTTCAAGCGGAACAGGTTGACATCCTGTATTTCGCTCTGATTTTCTATCTTCGTATCGCTTTGCCATACAATAAATCGTGAATACATTATGATGTCTGAACATTTAGATTTTCTATGACCAATATGGTGTCCTCAAGTATGCTAATGTCCACAGGCACTTCCATATACGCCATATCTATTGCATACGTTACTTCTTCGTATTCAATGCCTGCCACAAGGTCTACTATGTCAAATGCTACCATCAAGGACTCTTGGACATCTATGGCTTCAGAAACCTTTACCCTGTTCGGTATATTTTGTCTTGCCTGAAGTTCGTAGAAAAACTGGTCATCGCTCGCTATGCCTTCAACTTCACCGCCTATCCAATTCTCCAACTCAATTAGCCGACACGCAACAACCTTGACCTCATACTGCGCCTGTGCTAATGAGCCACTCGTCACCGATATATCTTTATAAACGTTGCTTCCTTCTGATGACTCTCGTGCGCTCATAACGTGCGCAAATAAGTTCCAGTCGGCTTCTCCTACCTTTCGGTAAAAGCATTTGTAACACCCGAAATGGTGGACGACTCGGTTCTGTTCCCCGACTTTTTTGAAGCCATATCCCTTCAAATTAAAGCGAAAATCCATCGCCTCGTCATCTACGATGAACTGATTAACGTCGCTCGCTTTGACTAAACTTGAGAATGTCGGGTTCTTCTGCCACGTTACAAACCGAGAATACATTATTCTCCCCTTAAAAATATTCTCTGCAACGGTGTCGCAGGGAACGCTCCAAACCGTGCCTGATTTTCCAACTCTCTACACCTGTTCAATGTCCTATTACATCGTGTCTCTGCGCCTGCGTATGCACACTCAACTCCCTTGAATGAAAATCTACAAAACGTTCTGGTCATAACCTTACGAGGTATTCGTATGCTTAAAACATCCAACTCGGATGAAAGTGTTAGAGACACTCTTTTTTCTGTGATGGAGACCTCTTTAACTGCCAGAGTATCCGAGATAAAAGCAGTAGGGTCTAAAAGGGTCTGTTCCCAAACCTGCGTGATGGTCAAAGGTCTCTCCCTGAACCCATCATATTCATCAAGCAACGCCTGCATTTCTCGGTTCGCATTGGAAATGACAACACTGCCTTTTTGTATACTCCCTGTGCCATCTTCCCCCATTGAACTGTGCGTGATAGGATAGAACTCATAATCTATCCCATCAAACGTGACACCGCCTGACCAACTCGTCCATCGCTTCCAAACATTCCCTGTCGGGTCAAGCAGAAGCGAATAAAGGAAAATCGGTCTGACCAGTTCTGCGTTTTTTGCCTGCTTAAAACTATCGCCTACGAGTCTCATTATCTAAATACCTCAACCAGTGTGACCTGTGCTTGATAAATGCCAAATGCTGTCCTGCTTATCCTTAAACTATTTTCCTCAAAGCGCACAAGGTAATCTGTTTCATCTAAAGGACTAACAAAATCAAACGCATTGGCAGGTCCTCTGCGCTCAAGAAAGAACTTTCTTAATGCGGTGATTTCTTCCTTGCTTCTCGGATTAAAGTTTACCCCGAAACGCTTGCGTGTCCGTCCCCACTTATCACGCCTCTGCTCTGCTCCGTTCTCAAACTGTTCAACAATGATATTCGTGAGCGTCTCCTCATCAAATGGATAACTGCGCAGGAAATCATTAAACGATAAGTCTAAAGTTATTTCTGCAACTACGACTTCCAAAACTACCAAATCATCTTGTGCGTTTAACATTTCTACCTCTCTCCCTAATATTGCGTATTCAATTACACCTACTGTTTCATCTATCTCGTTATAAAGAATATCTCTTGCGATATTAAGAAACTCGCTGACAGACGCAACGCTAAAACCAGATAACGCCCTTCCGATTTTGACTTCCGCAATTTCTATAATAGACGTAACTTCATATACAGAAAATATCTGAACTACGGATAACTCTGCATATTCAGAACACGCAACACTATCGTCAACCGCACGGTATGCCAGACCCCACGTTGTATCGGCAAAATCAGTAGTAAAAAAGAACTCAAATAAGTTTATCTCTAATGGTCTGGTGAAACTTTCTTCAATGCTAATAGTCTCATAGGCAAACAACCCCAACTCTGGTTGAAAAACATAAACTATATCTTCGTAGATAACGTCATCGCTAACCTGAATAAAGTTCCAAATATCGCCATAGTCCCCGACCAAAATCGGCTCGGAGACCGAGACATTTAAGTTAGTCGGTGAATTATCAAGTGCTTCACTGACACCGAGAGTTTCATTAACACTAAAATTAAGGTCTGCCATATCATTTATTTAACGGACTTTATGTTTCTCCTTGTTATCCCATTCCTCAAAATGTCCGAATTAACTACGTTTAGAATTGCGTTAGGATACTGCGACATAATTTCTGGAACTAACTTCGGGTCTAACAACGTGACAATGGTCACGTTACTACCACCACCGCCTGACGCTACGTCCGCAGGTAGAACTTTCTCTCCACGATGTAATTGATAAACCCCTGTCATCGGAACAAAGTTCGTGCCTTCAGCATAACCGCCAACAACTCGGTATGGTTGTCCCATAGGAACTTCGCCAAAAGCAGGCATTTTTTTGAACTCAAGAACACCATTTGCCATACTCCCGATATTGCTACCTACACCGCCAGAAAGAACAGATGGTAAGTTTGATGGTTGCGGTTGACCAGTTCCCAACCAAAGCACATCAAGTATTTTGAACTTCTCCTCGTCCAAAAGTTTGAGACGTTTCAGATATTCTTCGTTAAGTTTTTCGTGTTTGCCAACCTTACCATCCATTAAGTCAAGTTCTACTTGAGAGGTATCCTTAATTATGGCGATAAGGTCTTGCTGTATTTTCTTTTGTTCGGCAAATAGTGCTTCCTGTTTTGCCTTATCTGCGTCCCAAAGTCCTCTGCGATATGTAATGTATTCGCTTTCTATCATCCCTTTTTCTATTGCCTTGAACCTCGCACTCGCAATATCTGCTGTTGCTTCAGCGTCTATCATTCGTATCGCTTCTTTATATTTAAGTGCCTGCGCTTCCATCTCAACCGCTATGGCACGGAGCGCACGCCTTTCAGTAATCTCTATCTGCATACGCTTCTTTGTTTCACCTTGAGCGTGGTTCAAAACTAAATCTTCTTGCGCCTGAAGCAACTTCTCTTTCATATCGTTGACAACATCAAGCGTCTCAAGTCTAACTTTTAGACTGATAGAGAAATCGCTCTCGGCAACTCCTTTTATCTTATTGATAATGTCGTCCATAGTGCCAGTAACCGCCTGACCCGACAATACCAATGCTTCTAATTTTGCTCTAAACTCATCTGTCTTTATCCCACCTATGTCATATTGTTTCGCAAGTTCAATATATTTAAGAACGATGAAATTGAGTCTGGCTTCTTTTTCTTTTTCTACTATCTCGGCTTCCTTCATCTTTACATTTAATTCTTCTTCGTTGTCTGCTACTCCTTTTACTGCTTCTGCCTGATGTTTACGTCCCTCAACTGCATTTTCAACTTCAATAGTATGCGCTTTTAACTCAAGAACTGCGTCCCTCAAGACCTTGCTTTCTTCTGCGGTTACTTTGTTATCTTCCATTGCAATAGCAGTCTTTGCCAACAGTGCTTGCGCTTCTTCCTTAACGCCTTTGATACGCTCCTGCTCAACTGCTGTAAGGTCTGAATACTTATTGACCAAATCGTCCATTTGCTTAATCATATTATTCGTATTCAGTCTCACAATACCTGCTATCTCGTTCTGGCTTGCTTTTAATCGCTCGTTTGCTTTCCACCAGTCATAAAGTGCTTTCGTGATAATGGCGATTTCTATTACGAGTGCGCCAATAGCCAGTATCATTGGTCCACCTGCATACATCCCAAGTAACTGCAATGTTTCCCACGCACTTACTATCTTGGGTATCAGAACTCCGATTTGGAATACTAAACCACTAAAGGCACTCCCGACAGCAGTGATAATCGTAATAACATTTGTCCCGATAAGAATGACCGCTCCGAGACCTGCAACTAACTTGACAATATGTTCAAGCAGGACTGGATTATCCTTCGCCCACTGCCTAAACTCTTTGGCAACAACTATGACCTGTTCAATTATTTGTTTTATTACAGGGACTAACGGAGTCAGGACTTCAATGGAAAGCACTTGGAGTGAGGCAGACAATTGCTTTGTCAACTGCGCCAAATCTGCTTGCCTCTTTTTATATTCTTCCTCAACGACACCGCCCGATTTGACAATATCTAAACGCTTTTGCTCAACTTCATTATAATTTTTAGTGATTAAGGTCAGCACTTCCCTGTTGCGGATGTTTGGCATTATCTTCTGCAATGACTCATCAGATAATTTGCTCAACTCTGCCATTGCATAACCCAAACCTTTTTCCTTAACAGTATGCTCATCTATGGCAATGCCTTCCTGCTTGAACATTGCAATGCGTTCTGGCGATAGTTTCTGAAGGTCTTGCATTACCGTAACCAACGCCTGTTGCGCAACCCTAAAGGGAACTTGCTTCTGTAATAGGAAGGCAGTGATACTCGCTAATTCATCAAACGATACGCCAACACCGTTTGCTACAACGCCAATGCGCTTCATAAATTGCTCAAACTCGCCCATATTCATTGCACCAGAGCGCATTGTTTCAAAAATCTTATCTGTGACTTGGTTCAACGTCCCTGCCTGCGCACCAAACTGGTTCATTACGACAGCAACCGCACTGATGGACTGACCGAGCGCAGAATTGGTAGAGACACTTAACTTATTTATTTGGTTCAGTGCTTCCTGCTCATTGCCGAGTGCCATACCCTTGCTGATTAACTCGGTAAGACCACTCGTGAGTTCTCGCAGGTTTGTTCCAGAGGAAACTGAAAGGTTCTTTAATGCTTCAGAGAAACGAGGGACTTCATTATCTCGGAGTTTACCGAGTTCAGTCCCCAAATCTATAAGACCAGACTCCCAAGTCTTGAATGTCTCAATGGCTTGACTGGTCGCAAAAGCGACTCCTACCGTTCCTGCGATAGAAGCCAGACTTCCCATTACCGTATTACCCACATTACCAAAAGACTGCAAACCTGTTCTGGCTTGATTAAGACCAGACTGCAAGTTTGCTATGTCTGCTGTAAACTTTACATTTACCAGATTATCTGCCATAGGTTATCCCTTTGCCTTCTTGCGGATAGTCCGCTTAATACCGAAATCTTGAAGTGTCGGTTCTTCTTTCCCATCTTTCTTTGCGCTATCCGCACCAGTAGCCATTACACCTTTTTTTATTTCCGCTTCAATGCTCATTGCGCCAAGCATAACTGCGCTGTTGAAATTAAAATCGTATAATGTCTGGCACGATATGACTTCCATAGGAGTCATCCCATATCGCTGTGCCATATTATCAACAAGCATTAAAACGTCTTTATCCTTAAAAAAACTTTCTAAACTCATTTTGCCTCTGTCTTACCTATAATTTCTCCCACCAGTATTGCTTGGTCTTGTGCGCTCAATTCAGCATAAAGCAAATGCGTCAATTCCTTCTCCTTCTCAAAGCGGAACATAATCTGCGGTTCTATGCACCCTTTGCTCAAGGTGATGTCAATAAACTTCTCAAATATCGCTATGTTCTCTTTCGCTTTGGTCTCGTCCTGATTTGCAAGGTCTAACTTTCCCTGATGTAACTCCACGATGAACGTATAAAACTCATTAGGTATTGAAGTCAGACCCTCTTTGATAAAATCATACGGAGTCAACCTTCTCACCTTCACCACCATACCCGATGGCAAGGTGATTACCTTTGGCTTCGCTATTGCTTCTCTGGCTTCCTGAACCGTCATTCCCTTTTTAACTTCTGCCATTGTCTTTCTCCCTTGTCTTTAGTGGAGCAGAGCGATGGTATTACCCACCGCCCTGCTCAATTATTTTCTTACGTTAATGAAGTAATATCCTCTATCGTTCCATACTCCTCACCTGATGGCTTCGTAACGTCAGGCAACACCCTGAAAGTCACAGGTATCAGAGTGATTTTGTCTTTTTGATGAGCCATATCCCCGACTTCCATTACGACTGCTTTGAAAACCGAGAAGGTTCTGTCAAACCCTTCAGGAGATTTCCCCTTGAATGACAGAGTATGCTCAACAACCGATGAGTTCATTCCCCATTTCAAGGTTTTCTTTGCAGGTGGACCTACCACAACTGCGATGGTAGCGGTCTGTTCCCACACCAATTTCAGGTTCTCAAGTGTGGCTTCCGCAAGGTTCGTCTGAACCCCGAAACTCTCACGGACTTTCATAATGCCTATCGGAGCATAGGACTGGTCAACCTCTTTATCAACTCTCTCCGCTTTCGCTGTAAGCATAACGCCACCTGACGTATAACCGACGCTCACTGCGTCAACCGTCAGAGTGCCTACGCCTACCAATACATTTTTCGCTGTATAATCCATAGCGCACCCCCTTTGCTTTGATAATACTGTTTATACGACCTCTGCTTCTCCGTTTTCAGTCTTTGCAATATCCTCGTGAACATCCACATCAAACTCTGCGCCTTCCTCAAAATCCACAATAGTTCCGTATTCTTCCCCTGCGCTCTTGGTCACATCAGGCAATACCCTGAACGTAACAGGGATAAGGGTTATCTTATCCTTCTGGTGCGCCATATCGCCAACTTCCATCACAACCACCTTGAACAGTTTGAAAATCCTGTCCAGTCCTTCAGGTGATTTGCCTCTGAACTCAAGCGTATGTTCAACAACTGCTTGGTTCATACCCCACGCCATCGTCTGCTTGTTCGGTGGTCCTACCACGTCAACGATAGGCGATGTTTGCTCCCAAACCAGTTTAAGGTTCTGAAGCGTTGCTTCTGCGAGGTTCGTCTGGATACCAAACGACTCACGCACTTTCATAATCCCGATAGGTGCATACGACTGGTCTACCTCTTTGTCTACCCTTTCTGCTTTCGCAGTCAACATCACGCCACCAGAGGTATACCCTACGGATACACCGTCAAGTTTAAGCGTCCCAACTCCGACCAACACGTTCTTCGCTACATAGTCTGGCATTATGTCGTCTCCTTTCTGAACGTTATTAGAAACCGTAACGCTCGGTTATACGCTTGACGTTGAGCGTCCATTTGTAACTCAACCACCGCTCCGTCATAGGTGCAACAGTAAATAAAGTTCTTCCCTGCCTTCGTTAATCCTGACTCCTGTCCGTCTACCAACTCAATGACTCTCTCCCCTATGTCGTAAAGCACTAAATCATTCTGCTTTGACCACATATTCACTATCACTGGCAATACACGGAAGTCAGGAGAAAAATCCACTGCTTCCATAATCACTTCTGGTTGAAAATAATAAACCAAAAGGATTTTCCACTCGCCTTCCGTCTGAAATCCACGTCGGATATTTGGTGCTTTGCTATCATAATTAACAAGAGATTTTAATGTAGCGTCGCTCCTCAATATCGTCGTGAGATTTTCCAGTATACTCTTTGCTCCTGCGTCCATATTGAATGGCATATTTAACTCCCTTTTACTTCATTGATAACTTTGGTGACTACCGCCTGCAAGTCTGCGATGACACCATCTTTTTCTTGCCAGTATGCAGGAAATAAATAACCGCCATCAGGCAATGCTTCCACATACGGAGCGTATTCCACGTTTGTTCCTATCTGGACTTCCATTTTATCTTCTTCAACAGTCACTTCCGTGTGTATGCTCCTACGCAAATTACCTGTGACAACGTGTCCCTTTTCGGTAATAATTTCCTGCGCTCGCTTCTGCACAGCAACGCCTGCACGGAACATTCCCTTTGCAAGTTCGCTATGCAACTTTGGGTTCGCAATAGCAAGACTCAAGGCAATTCTGTCAACCCCTGTAATCTCCATCCCAAATACTTTAGGCACGTTTACCTCAAAGTTTCGTCTCTGAATACGTCGTCAATTCTACGGTGATATGATGAGCGTTCCCCATATCACGGTAATTTCTTATCCAGATAACAAGATATTTATTTCCATCTTCTGCGGTGATAATATCACCAACGTTAATGTTCTGGTCTTTGGAGACCATCATTTTCATTGACGCACGCAACGTCTGCCCTGCATAAGTGCGCTCGTAATTTCCTGATGTCCCATAGAGACGTGCAGGAACATTGCTCGCAATGACCTTATCCACCGTGCTAAAACCACCAAACGAGTCGGGAGTCTTTTCAAGGCGACTAATCTTTACTCGGTCAATAAATGTTCTCTCTAAATTAGACAGGGACATCAATTCTCCAATTCTGGTAGCGTTTGATAATCATATCCAGTTCAGGGTCATTTGTTACCATCATCTGCATACTGACTTTTGAATATGAATAATCTCCGATGGACTCGCTACCAGTTTTGTCTGCCATCGTGTTTTCTCTAACTATCTTCTGAATTAACCTGCCTTGAAGATATTTTACAGGCGCAGGAACTTCAGCATATCCCCAAATCCCGACCACCGAGCAACTCCCTGCGGTTACAGGAAACACACCAGACGCACCGAGAATTGCGGTCATCCTGATACTTGGGTCTGCTTCCCACGTTTTCCACGTCAAGTCCCTCTTGTTCACAATGAAATATTCGGGAGTATAAGCGGTAAACTGCGTTGCGTTGACATAAATACGCACTTCTTTTAATGAGATTAACCGCCTCGGAAGATAGCAAGTCTCGTTACCACTTCCCCTGACCATCTTTTCCACTTCGTGACCTACGCTCCCCTCTGGAAAAAAGGTCTGCTTCAGGACAGTATCAACAAACTCCTGCGTTAAATCTAACAGCACACCTGCATAAGCATTGTCCATAATCGGCTCGGACAAGTTATACGGTGGCTTCCTTAACTCTGCTATCGTAATATAGTGGCTCATTTATTCACCCCCTTGCGGTATAACTTCTCGGACAAACACCAGTATTGTTCCCTCAAAAATGTTCCCGACTGATGTCGTCACGATATAGGTGACATAGTAATCGTGACCATCAACACCACCATCAACCACTTGCGTCACGGTATCTACTCCAATTATCGGGTTTCCTAATTTAACGAGACCGCCTGACTCATTCGGTGATATTTGCACGACTGCCGACGCAATAGTCTCTCCACTAATTATTTCTGGTTCTCCATACCTAAACCCTATTGGAAACCTCTCACTTGGTCTTTTCTTTAATGTCGCTACGCTCATAATGTCCCCCTTCTTAATATGGCAAAGTTATTGTCCGTGAGTCATATTCAAAAGTAACCGAGTCCGTCGGATACCTGTGGTAATCAAATATAATCGGTGGTCTTGGAATAAAACCTTCCATTATAAGATATGCGGACTCTATCACTGATACGCTGTCGTGTATCTCAAGGTTCTTCTCTATGTCTACATTGATAATCTCGTTTACCGCAATAGCACTGAATACACCAAACCAAAGATTTCCGATGTCCGTGCTAACGACTTCATCTATAACAACACCATCAATTGCAATAAATCTTAAAATGATGGGATAGACTTGAGCAAAATCACTAACCGTTATGTCCTCGTAAATCTGGACAGGTATTTCGCCTTCCTCAAATGGCGCAGGAACATTGATAAACTCTACGACTGCGACATTCTCTCCCACTTCTAATTCCACGATGATGTCAAAGATATTCGTATGCTCGGTAATGACTACGCTGTCATAAATATTAAATGATAGTGGGTCTAATCCAAACACATAGAAATCTCCTAACCATACAACACTATCAAATACCGATATTGATAATATGGATGAGTAGGCAAGAACTACGTTAGTAATTTCTACTATTGCTACGCTATCAACCAGAAGTGGTATCTCAACCACAAGGTCTAATAGGTTGAAGTATTCGGAGACTGTTATCGGCTCAAAGATAGATATGGATAACCTATCTAAACAAAGTGTCTTACTATCGGATATTAAAATCTGTTCGCTAACATTTATACTGAACGTAATAGGTGCAGATGACTCCGCTATGCTTGCGCTCTCGGAAACCACCACTACGTCAGAGACCACAAATAGTGGGTCTCTAATTATTGTTATGATTTCCTGTGACAATACGCTATCGCTGACACTTATCCTTATGCTGACATTCCCCTGCGCCTGCTCGCTCACGCTCACGTTATCGCTTACCACAACAGAAATTGAAATTACAAGAGCGACCCACTCATCAACGTGATGTTGCCATAAAAGATATGGCATATCTGGCGCAAACGGACAAAGAATATCCAAATAAATAGATATGCTTTCGGTAACATATATTTTGGTATCAACTACGCCAACCTCTTTGTTTGAGTCTATAATATCTATATGTTCGGTAATCAACACTCCAAATGGGTCTTGAACATTCAAATAAATAGTGTCAGGAAATACATTAGTGTTCTCAACAACCGATATATCCTCTCCTGTCTGTATTGATAAAATATCAAGCAAGCATTGAGCATAATCTGAAGTAGAAACATCTTCCACTAAATCTATTTCCGTAATTTCAGGAGACAACCCTATGCTCTCGGAAAGACTAACATTGTCGGTTGCCGATATAAAATAGACATCGCAGAAAATATCCACGTTCTCATCAACCGCTATCGTCTCATCTACCTGTGCCGAATATAAGAACGTAACAATATCCGATACGATGTTGTCGTCAATCCTAACGTCATCTTCCGCACCAATATTTAACTCATCTATCCATATTGCAAAGTTTTCCTCGCTGATTATATCGTCGCCTACGTTGATAAATATGCTTCCTATCAATATGCTTATTTGCTCATCAACAGTGACATCATCAGAAATCTCTGAAAAAAGATTATCAAGGTTTGCTTCTGCAATATTCCCATCTACATAAATTGCTTCCATTACTACGCCTAACTCAATAACCAAATCAAGAATATAACCCCATTCGGTTATCAGGCAGTGGAAAGGTTCAAGGACATCTACGCATAAAATATCAAGCGAAAGTTCAACTTCTTCGCTGACACCTACATCTTCTATAACCTCAAAGTTCCAAACATCAAAACAATACTCAAAGTTTTCTTCGGTGGTGGTATCGTCTCCTGCAACAACCAACAATGCAATTTCCAATGACGATATTTCATAGGTAGTAACATCGTCGCCCTGCGCTATATCTATTGGAATACTTAAATCTATGGTTTCAAACGCATTAACGTTGTCATCAGCGTAAATGCCAGTTAAAGGGATAACAGAAACATCTTCCTCAATTAAAATATCTTCGCTTACTTCAATGGCATAGTTCGCAAGAATAATATCAACAGTCTCATCAATATTTAAGTCATCGTATACGCTATAACTAATATCTATGCTTGGTATTATTATATTGACAACTTCTTGGACAGTGAGCGTCTCATCAACAAAAATGTCAAGTGTTATATCTATTAAGACAGTATCAATAATAGTTACTGGAACTTCCTCTGGTATGTCTATAACGAGATTTGCAAGGATGACGTTAATCAGAAAATCACTTACATATACCTCATCTGTGATTACTCCCACCTCTACGATTAAATCAACGATGTTGACTTCTTCAGTCAATAGAACGCCAAATGGTTCAAAAGCGTCCACGCAAAGAACATCCAAAAATATGCTGATTTGTTCTGTGGTAGCAATAGTTTCTATAATAAATGTCAACAGAAATGGAAGGGAATTAGATATATTTTCGCTAATGATAATATCTTCGTAGACTTCTAAAAGTATCTCCGCATAAAACTCTACAAACTCACCAACCGCTACTGTCCTTGAAGCAAAAGCATAGAGTTCTGGTATAAACGCTACCGCTCCGTCCAAAGCGGTAATTGTGTCCATCACAATTCCTACCTGAACCGTTGCTTCAACAATGGCTACTGCTTCATTGACTGTGGCATAGAATGGGTCAAGAACATCTATAAATAAAATGCTTGGACTTGCAGAGAAGTTCTCAAGGACGCTGACAGTCTCTAAAACGTCAATGTCATACCTTAACAATAACATCGCAACATTCTCTGCTATCGTTATGGCTTCGTTGACATTAACTCGGTTTTTAGAGGTAACAACAAGTTCTATTTCGTCAAGGTCATATTTTTCATTCGCTTTCTTGGTTGTGCAATTGAACCTAACCTGCGCATTATTTATCTTGCTTACCGTATTCAATAGTGATGTAACATTGAAAACAACGGTTGTTATGATAGCAGGCGGTAGGTTTGCTCCGTTATATGTTGCCAAGATATGCCACGCTGACCCATCCCACAACTCAAGATTAAATACCGAATTAGTTATTCCTGTCCCATAAAATCTTACTTCAAGGTCAACGTGGTCAAGCAATTCGTCAGCACCCACAATAGTATCCGTGATAACGTTCCAAGTAAAATTACCTGTTGCGTTTGGATTTACGGTGGCGGTAGCGTCATTGAATAAACTATCAATGGCGTTTCCACCATTGGTGACGATTAACCCAACGAAAGACCAACTTGTTCCCCAAAGATTTTCTTTTGCCATAGATACACCTGCTTATGTTATGTTGACCCAAACTCGCTCATTTATGTTAATGCGAGGAGAATTGACATCAAAATCAATTTTAGGTGTTATAATCTTCGCATTTTCGCCTCTATCATTAACATCCACTCTCTCTCTTGCCTTAATTCTAATGCGACTTACCCTGTTCAACCTTCTGTAAATAATCCCTTCCTTGTCGGTCACGACATCTTCAACATTGTCTGCTACCGCAATTGCGTGAGACTTGTGCGCTCCATAAGGTTTTGCCAAAACCACAGCGTCACAGTCTGCGTCTGGAATAAGCGCATACGCAGGGTCTAATGCTTCAAGGCGACCTATCTCCGTGTCCATCATACCCACATAATTCTGAACATCCCCGAAAAACATTCCACGATTAAGTTCGGCTACGCATTTTTTATAATATTCTATCTGTTCTGGTGTCAGTGCCATCTTAAACCCCCTTCTTTGTTTACCATCCCGAAACTTTTACGAGACAAATACCTCTTTGTTCTGCTACTTCAAAGTTAATCGGCATATTATTTACGAACTGCTCCACGCTCGTGATAAGTTCCGCAACCTCTATTCCCCAAGCGTCCATCCTTATCTCTACAAACTCGGACACATCCACATTCTCGCTAACTATTCCGAGTTCAATGATAATGTCCCACATCGTTAATGACTCGGATACCGCTATAACCGCTTCAAAAACATCTATTGCTATTGGGACTATGACATCTATCTGCTCCGAAACCGTTAAAATCTGGCTTACGATGACGTTCTCAACTGTCTTTTGCGCCTGCGCATAGTCCTCAACCAAGACATCATCGCTGAAGAACAAATACATAATCGGCAACGCAACTGCTTTTTGCTCATCTATCGCTATATTTTCCGATACATCTACGAATAGTTCACTTAAATAAAGCGTTATCTCATCCTGAACCCCCAACGCTTCCATAACCACACCGAGTTCAACCACGAGGTCAATTACGTCAACGTGTTCGGTCACAACGGTATGGTAAGGGTCAAGAACGTCAAGCATAAGGGTCGGCAGGAGCATTTCTTGGCTCTCCTGCACCAAAATGTCCTCACCTACCGCAAAATCTACTGGTAAAGCGCACAGGAACGCCTCTGTGACGCTTATCTCCTCGCTCTGGTCTACTGCTATCGGGACTTCCAGAAGCACGTTTTCAGAGGCATTTATGCCTTCAAATACGTCTACCTGAACGGTCAAGATGGTCTCAAGGTTCTCCGCAACCGCCACGCTGTCTAAAACGTCAACCTTTATAAGCAGGTTGATAACCAAAGAGTCATCAACTGCGATGTCGTCCGTGACAATACCGAGTTCAATTACGATGTCAAAGATGTTGACCCATTCGTGGACAACAACGTCATCCAGTGCGGTAATACCTTGCAAGACTTCCAACTCTTGATAATCTATTATAGAAACATCCTCAAACACGACTCCCAACTCAATAATGATGTCGTGCATAAAGATACTTTCTTCAACGATAACGCTATCAACTCGGAAGGTCTCTATTGGCAGGTCTATACTTAAATCTTCTGTGACTGTGACTGCCTCAAAGACAGTCCAGATTTCAATGATAATGTCGGTCATCGTGACTTCTTCAGTCACGGTTATATTGCTGACTACGCTTACCTCTATAAGAATGTCTCCAAGCACATCTTCCGTGCCAGAGATATTTTCGCTGACAACGATATTCCAGTTTGTAAGATATTCGTCAACGAACTCCGATACCACGATGTCATCTACCTGCACGCTCGGATAAAGAATGTCTACGCACTCATCATCATAATCCCCTGCGTTTATTTCTTCGTAATAATCCAGAACGAGAACATCAAGCGATACGTTTGCGCTATCTTGTGCGTTCACGTCATCGCTTGCGTCATCGTCATCTATATTGAGGTCGTTCAAAAAGACATCTGCGTCCTCATTAACGTAGATGGCTTCCATAACAACACCCAACTCAATAACTAAATCTACAAGGTATCCCCATTCCGTTATAAGACAGTGGAATGGCTCAAGAACGTCCATAAAGAGAGCGTCTAATCCAACCTCGGACTGCTCTGATATACTGGTTATCTCATCAAATATATTAAAATCTATTGGGACACTTGACTGATATGTTTCTTCTATGGATACTGCGTCATTAACATCCACTTCGCCTGCAAAACCATTAAATAGAAAACCATATTCGGACAAAGTAATATTATGAACCACAGATATATTGAGAACATCAATGAGGTCTGATAAACTTTCTGTTATTGTTATTGTGTCTGCTACGTCATTCGGGTATTCGTTGTTTAACGGAGTATAGTCAGAGGTTGTGTGTTCGCAGACTGTTTGATAATATGCTTCGTCCACCCACGCATAACCATTTCCACCGTTAATAAAGTTCCCACTGTATCTATCATACCCAAGAAGCAACTGACCACTTCCAGTAAAAAAGTCTGCTGAAGCAGTCGCCTGTCCTTTATAGACCCCATCTACCAAGATATAAAATGTATTACCGCTTTTTGTAACTTCTATCGTATACCAAGTTCCAGACGATAAAGTTCCGACGCTTATTGCGGTGGATAACTTTACACCCCCATCTACAACCAAAAATAATCTGATATTTCCACCAAGTTCGTGCCTGCACCCTAAATAATTTGTAGAGTCTTTATAGATGGTAAATAAACCATTGAATACAGGAGCATTAACCCATCTTGCACGAAACTCAAGAGTAAAATCCCTATTGCTTCCTGCAAACATAGGACTCGGTGAGGGGTTATAAACGTATGACGCATTATCAAATCTTCCACTTCCTGCTCCAAATAGTTTTGTCCCTGTGTCAAGAATTACGGTATTGAGTTCGGTTAAAGAAAGAGCGAGTTTTCCGTCATCTATAAAATGGGATGACTGCTGACTATTGAAATGACACAGGAAATCTGCATACTCTTGAACTGAAGATAAGTTAAGAACAGATACATAATTAGCAAATGTCTCGTAGACATTGATACTATCAAAGATATTTATATTAAGAACCTCTAAAGATACCGCTCTATATTCGGATACAGTTATATTTTCAAATGGAGCAATGACCCCTATCCGCTCCACCGTCTTATCTTCCGTGACCGCTATTGCGTCATTGACATTTACCTGAAGGAAGAACGCTCCGAGTTCTAATGTTGCGCTCTCGGAAACGGTGATGTCGTCACCGTGCATTTCGTTGTATTCTTCAGTCGCAGGAGTATAAGTAGCGGTCTTAACAGGGTCTCCGAATATCAATATCTGTTCATCAAACCGAGCGACTACTCTTTCGTTTGACCAATTTCCACCGCCAATTATTTGTTCAAGGTTTCCTGTTATTGACGCAAGTATATCAACAGGTGCAGGGGTATAAGTGTCTATCAATGTTCCGTCTAAAAAGACCCTAAAGTTACCTGCGCCATCCCTTGAGAAACCTAATGTATGCCAAGTCGTCGGGTCTATGGTTGACCTGTTAATATTGGATAATCCCCTACCAAGAACATTTACCTGCGACGCATTGATATATCCATATTTAATTTGCCAAGTCGTTTCCTGCATTACAATGGCGAGATAAAATCTATTGAAAGCGTTTCCAGACTCACAAACATACCAAAAAACTCCATTGTTATAATATTCCGCAGGAGTGTCTATCATTTGAAAACGTGTTTCAAAAAAGAATGTATTGGTTCGTATGCGCCCAACGCTGTCATTGGCAGGGAAAAAATACCATCCTTGACCATTGTTCACTTTACCAGACGCTTTGCCAAACACCTTTGTGCTTGTATCTATGCTCCCATTACTACCGCTTAATGGTCCTCTCTTGTATGCGCTATTATCTATTAGGAACGCTGACCCATTAACTCCGTTTCCTTCAAAATGGGTCAATAACCAGACGTTGTATATCTTCCGCAGATTTATCGGTATTTCAACATTGACGAGGACATCGGTAAGAGCAGGTATGCTCTCATACAATAAAGGTAAATCAAAAAATACCGTATTCTCTATATTCTTGGTGAGAACTTCTGCAACTGTTATGTTTTCTGCAACTGATATATTAAGAGTAGTAAGGATGGTGCTATGTTCAGCGAATATATCTTCAACCCCAACCCCACCATTCCATAATGAACTGCGCTCTCCTGCGGTCAAAGCACGCTTCCATACAGCAGAAAAATCCATAGGGGAGTTCATATACCAATTTGAACCAGTGCCATAATTACCAATGACTATCTTTTTATTAACGTCGGCTCTTAAATCCACTCCAAAAGCCGACTCTCCTTTGTAAACATCATCAAGCCATAAAGTTTTCTTCCCTGTATATCTATTAAACTCGCCTATGGCTAAATGCCACCCACCATCTATGGGAGAAGGAGTCACGCTATAAGGACCTTCTGCGCTCCATATCGCCATATTGCCAGATACCTTATAAGCCACCCCGATATATCCATCCAAACCGCCCAATGCTCGTGTGCCACCTGATATACTTTCTGCCTTAAACCAAAAAGCAAATGTTACAACACTTGTTTCTTTGAGGTTTGTTGTCCCAATAGAACTTATAAAATCAGAATATGTAAATCCTGTGGCATTGAGTGCATTATTCAATTTACCTGCAACGCTTAAAAGGTTTGTGTTCCTAACTGCTTGTGCAGGTAAACGCCCTGTGAAATCCGCTACGTCTTTATTCCCTGCGTTGTCATTCATCCGATAAGCGCACAATAACCCATTGTATAAGTTCATCCCACCATCAATTATAGAAATATCTTCGTAGACCCCTATCAACAGTGGGTCAAAACCGAACTGCACTGGTTCTGAAGTAATAGAAACACTATCTACGCAGACTCCGACTTCTATAATCTCATCAATAACAGAAATACTTTCTGTGATAAGGAAACTTTCGTATACGGATAGGTTGTATACTGTTACAAAAAGTTCAAGGTTTTCGGCAACTGTTACAAGGTCGTCGTTTGACAGAAATGCGAGGACTTCTTCACCTAAAACATACTCTGTTATAGTGATGTCGTCAGAAACAGAAACGAGTCTATCAATTACGATGGCGAGATTTTCTGTTGCTGTAATCGTGTCAAACCTATCTATAACCCTGCTTACTGTTACATTTTGGACTTCCGTGACAGTAATCGTATCAACTCTATTTATAATAAGGGTGGGGTCAGCAAACCTGCTTACAGTAACGCTCTCATCAACTCCGATACCTTCCTCTGCATTATCATCGTAAGGACTTGAGGCAGGCGCATAACTGGAAGTCGGATTTGGAATAATAAGGTTCTGCGCATAGTAAACTTCATCTAAACGAACAGAGGCAGTAGATGTCGTCACCAAACCAATTCGCATATAAGCAGTGCCATTATCGGGTAACGAACTGCCAAAGTTAATAGAACCGATATAATTACCATCTACCCAAATATAAAACGTATCCCCTGCGTCTTTATAAACACGGAAAGTATGCCACGAGTTTAAGGATAGACTTCCGAGATACCAACCATAACTACTGCCACCACCATTTTTGATAAATCCAACACGCACTCCAAACTGACCGTTATAATTTTCTGTTTGTGCGAATAAATTGTTATTGCCAGACCAAAATATCTTGAAGAACTCGGCAGGATTTCTCGGAGTTTCTGTCGGATACCAACGTGCTTCAAATACAAAGGGAATATTTTTAACGTTGAAGCAAGAAGGATGACTTGACGTATACAAATATGAATTACCATCATTCAGGAATAGCGCACTTCCGTCTCCAAACTTCTTTATGCTTGTATCAAGAGTAACAGTCCCATTTTTATAAACGGATAATCCATTGCGTCCACTATCTTGGAACACTGAACCATATAATCGGTCAAGATGAAGCAACAGGTCGCAATTACTGTGACCAAGAATATATGGCAATGACCATAGCATATAATCTGTAACAGTAATATCTTCAGACGCAAACATTTCAGGTGGGAACAAAAACTCTACATATTCACTAATCGTGATATATCCAACAACATCATCATCAAAGACGTTAATCTCTCCATCTATGCCAACAAGCAGTCTTACTAAATCATCTTCTGCAAGAATATAATCCGCTATATCGTCAAACTCTCCAACTTCAACGCCATCAAAAACCACTGGACATTCGGAAGGGTCAAATGGTTCTTGGTTTATGCTGACATCTTCAATAACAATATCTTCATTGACCAAAGGTAGGTCAAATGGGTCTGCGCCTGCGCCACCGAACTCATCAGGGTCAACAAAATCAACAACAAATATCTCGGTCTCCCCATCAGTAACTAAACCTGTGGCAACTTCTTCTTTCTTGACAATGATAATCTGCTCATCGGTAACGTCAAACTCAAGCAGTTCCCTACCCTGTGTCGCTTCTTCTTCAGAAATAATATTGTCCTGAACATTGATGTCCAATGTTTGAGGAATAAACTCAAGAACGGTTATTCCCCAACCTGCTTGATAAGTGTCCCTAATCACGGTGCAGTATTCTTCTGACCTCTTAATTCTACTAATGGCAACAAACCCCACACCCCTAAACATCCTGCTGTTTTTATTCGGGAAAAAGAATAAACCAACTTTTGTTAAACCTGCGATGTCTGTCAGTGCTTGAGTTCTTGATGGGACTATTCCGCTACCATTCCATCCATCAGACCTCTGATACCATCCGTCTCTACCAATATAATAATGAGGGAAGTTCGTCCCACCACCACTTATTCCCCCTTGCCAAGTGTTATATTCAACGCCATCTATCATTAAGCGACAACCAGTATTTTCTAAAATACCAAACATCAACCAATTCAGGTTATCCTTCTTGGCGAAAAACCCTGTATTATATTCTGTATACTCGGCATTGTAAGTATTGTCTCCGATAAGTGTCATAAAGGACAAATGCTCTAATCCTTCAAATGCTGAAATATCATCTATGTAAACTTCCGAATACTGAACTACATTTGCTCCCTGTGATACACCCTTCTCCCATTCGGAAAGAGGATTTGCTTCTATCCCATATTCAGGTGCAGGATAGAAAGCAGGACTATAAGGATTTAACTTTCTGGCGTTTCTTCCATAGCGTGTAAAGTCCTTAAACGTGTATAGTGCAGGGTCGTCTTTGAAATGATAAACTGCTAAATAGTCCTCATCCCAAACATACGGAGAGTTCGCTGACTTCTCGTTTGCGTTCCCGAAATAAAGATAACAATAATACAAAACACCTGTTTCAATAACAGGTGCTTTGAATGTAATCTTTCCTGCCTGCCTAACAGTATCTATGTAAATCAACTGCTTATCTAATACGGTCACACCATCACTATCGCAAATGACAATATCCATACCATCAGGTCGGATATAATCAAAGAGTTTATTACTTACAAATTGAGACAAGTGAAGTGTAAAAGGTATATTGACTTGGTTCACACCACTACCCTGACTATAACTCACCCGAATACAATACTTCCAGTTCGGGTCAAACCATCCGTCTACTGGTGAACGATATTGGCAGAACTCCTCTGTGAGAATGTCCTCTCCGACATTGATTTCCAGTCCAGAGAACGGTTCGCCTAATTCATAAAATGTATAAGGCGCACCCTCATACCAATACCCAAAACCATCGGCTTGAGAGTGAAAGTTTACAGGTTGTCCTTCATACCAATATTTCATTCGTCACCTTATTAGACTGTATACATTGTCATTGAATACAAATAATCTTCTACAAAAACATCATCCTGCGCCATAAACTCGTAGTCCCAAAATGACGCATAAAACTGTTCTCGGTAATGAGAAGTCATCCATTCAGGGTCTCCAACTTGAACATTCTCGTATGCGTAAATATTTGCAAACGTTCCATCGGCAGGAAATACATCAACCCTCTTTGCTCCCTTCTCCCTAACGTTTATCTGCATAGTCCCTAAAAACATTGCCGAAATAAACTGACTAATCCCACCATAGTATTTATACGTTGCTTCAAAAACATTTTTGAAACGATAACGTTGATAATACTCATAGGTAGAATAAGACACAGGATAACGAGGATGGTAAGTCATCTTCTCTGTATAGTGAACATACTGTCTCGGTAGATAGCAATATTTATAATGTGCATAGTAAGAGGGATAATACATACCTGTTTGCGGAACACAACCAGAGGAGTAATACATTCCCCAATAAAAACAATAATTTGCTTGAAGTTTATTCCAAGTAAAATTAACACCAGTATTAAACGCTTGCGTCGGTGCTATTCGTTCCCACGATGGTGTATAGTTTCCCCTACCGTAGTCTATGTAAAACCTCATTTGAGCATACATACCCGACGAATAAGTATAATAACCAAACTGGGAATATTTTGAACCTGCCCTCATCCTCATCTTAATTCTATTCGGAGCAACGCTTCCGTCTCGTCTCCATTTAATAACATTCGTTCCATCCTCTGAAAAAGCCAATTGTTTCTCGTTACATTCTTCAGGTATTCGTTGTAAAGTGAGTGTTTGTCCTGCCTTTAATCCCATATACTCTGCGTTCCCTGTGCCAAAGCAAGGACCAAGCACTATGGCTATCCTTTGGGGATACTGCTCATCAATTATTCCGTAAGACATATCACACCGTATTTTTCTTTACTCTTATCCAATGGTTCTGGCATACCTCAAGAGTAACTTCTTTTTTTAACTCTGGACAGTCCACTTTTGCCCTCGTCAAATCACCGCCTAATTCGCTTGGACGGTTGACCGTATATTGCGCTCCAAACCTGTTATACAGTGGACATTTATCGCAGGTATTGTTGATAAACGCAGGTTGATTATGGACATCTATCATCTGTTGACGCAAGTTTGGATTATCCTTCATCTGCCTCAATAATTGTGGAGACTGCACAAACCACCACGTCGGTTGATTACTGCCTTCAACTTCCGTATCTAAATACGGAGCAAACCGTTGTTCTTGCGCATAATAAGCACGATATTCGTTCAACTTCAAATACGCCTCATTGAACTTATTTTGTTTAGTTAAAACATAAACATCTTTTGCTGTCTGCCACGCAATTTGTTTATCCGCAGGCATTGGTAGGTCAATAGAACTACGTTTTTTCAGAGGGTCTACGCTTGCAACTGCGCCATTAACTACCTGTTGATTTGGGTTGATTTTTAGATGAGCGTTAATCTTGGCTATCTCTATGGCAGGACTATTGTGCATATCTTCAAAATCAACAGTGATAATGTTGTCTTTTAGTTCTGGATGATTAAACAACAACCTCAAAATACTTGACGACCCACGCAGGTAACTCGCAGGCGTAAACTCTCGTTCTGGTGATGTCCAATAAGTCTGGTCTTTCTCGTCTGCCTGCGCTATTTGGATTTCACCACTTTCCAATTTTTTTTGACTCAAGGCGATATGGATGGGGTTTCTTAAACACCAAATAATCCTTGACTGTTTTAGTATTGATAACTCGGTATTATGCAAACCTGTGGTTATTATCTTTACAGCGTCTCCATTATGACATTCAATTTCTTGCCTTTTCTGCTTAATCATTTCTTTGTGCATAAGTTTAAGTGCAGGTAAGGCATTAGATTTGTTGATATTCGCTTCCTGTGCTTGTAATGTTTTAAGATTTATTCCTCGTGTCACAACGTGACCAACCTCATAGAACTTTTCATTTAACTTCTCAACTCGTTCTTTACGCTTTGCAATTGTCAACTTATCCTGTTCAGATAATTGTGGTTCTTTGAGACCGAGTGCTTGCCTCATCTTTTTCATTAAAGGGTTCTTATCTTGGCTTCTATCCATCTTCTCTGAACCCCACACTGGCACACCCAACTCTTTAAGAACGCCCATTGTCATAGACGTTCCGCTTCTCGGTTCTCCTGTTACGATGATAAACTTTACAGACATTGTTTAATCTCCGCTATACACTGTGCAACTGTTTTGACTGACGTATCCAGTTTTAAGCAGGGTTCATCTTTATCTGGTGCTTGGAACTCTTGACTTACTCCTGTAAAGTTTTTAATCCTATGCTTTCTCGCCTTCATCCAATCACCCTTAACATCACGCTGTTCACAAACTGAAGCAGGTGGATTAAGATAAACAAGCAAATCTTTGGTCAACCGTTTCCGTGCCTGTGAAAACGGTGCTATAAATGCACAAATAACATTCGTATGTTTTGCAAGTCTCTGTGCCATATAATTAACCCTTAACAAATGATGTTCTCTCTGCTCCTCACTGAACCCTGTATCCGTTCCGATTGTAAATTGACTTCCTCGTATATCGTCTCCATCAAGAACCTCTGCGCCTATATCCTGCGCTAATGCCTGTGCAATGGTTGTTTTTCCTGAACACGGTAATCCAATAATCCAAATTATCTTTCCCATTACTATCCCCCTTTATGCTATTGAAATATCGTCAACGTAGATATTGCCTGCGCTTGCCTTTGCCCTCAACACTAACTTGAGAACGCTATCGGCATAAATCTTCGCACTATCGGCTACCAAAGTTTTTAACTGGTATACGTCCGCAACAGACGGAAGGAAATCTGTCCACTCCGTTATTGACTTTCCGTGAAACTCTAACTTCGCTTGAACTATACCGTTGTAGGCACTATCCTTTTTTACATAAATCCCTACTGTTTGTTCAACCAATGCGTCTGCCTTAAAATCAAACTCGTGATACAGAAAGTTAGCCAATAGACTATAAGTAGGATAACTTTCAAGTTTATTTTTGTAAGGACGAGGAGCAATCTGCAAACATTTTCCGCTTCCACCCCTTGCCTCAACTGTATTTACCATTGACCTTCCAAAGAACCAAAAATTATACGCTCCTTGTCCTTTATAATCAGAAATCCGCAATCCTGTGTATGGCGAGAAAGCGTAAGACCAATTTATATTGCTTTGGCTTGGAACGTTCCCATCTTCAGCAAATATAAGACCACCACCACTGGTCGTCCCTGCATAATTAGAAATCAAAACAAACTTGAAGCCCACTGTGTCAATACTTACAATTTCATAGACATTGCCATCTGGACCTTGTATTAAATCACCGACATTAGGTCGCCATATAATATCTGAAGATACTTCAGTTACCTCATCACTACCTTGTGTCCACGTTGCACTGCCACCAATAGAAATAAAGATATACCCATTTCCGCTCATTGATAATTTTTCAATAGAAAACCCATCCACTACCCATTCAAAATACTGCCAAAGACCGCCTTTCAGGTTATCTTCCAAAATTGCTTCTCCGATACTGAAGTTCCACCCTGCGCCTATCAACATTCCGCTCAATGTATTGCCAATTGCAGTAATTTTTCCAACCCTTCCTGCATTGATATAACATTCAAAACCATTCTTGCCATTGTAATTGGCTTCCCACTCATCCCCTCGTATGAAATCTAAATAAAAATCAAAATAAACACCGTAACCGACATTATAGTTTGCTGTTAATTTCTTGATTGACAATCCTGTGCTACTACCGCTATAAAATCCTGCTTCAATGTTATGGCAAACAGTAACCTCACAATCAAAAGTTAAATCTGATGTTCCGTATCCCCACCCACCTGCTACACCATAAATATCATTGTAATTACAAATGACATAACCTTCGGCTAAAAAAGTATGAGTCCTATCTAAATCTAATCCTTCATAAGTGTTTCCATTCGCTATCAGGTTTTTAAGGTATGAACCAACACTGTCTCTTGACTTAACTCCTGTATCATTATTGAAGCAGGTCTGGACATTCTCCAAATGATAGTGATTGCAAGAAATGTCCATACCAGTATATTGATTACCATTGCCAATATAATCCAATACTTTTATGTTACAACCTGCCTCAAGATACATCGGGTTACTATCATTCCCCATAACTATTCCATCTTCGCCTCTTAAACAGTTAATTTTACTGATTGTGATAAACCGAGTATCGCACTCTTTTCTTATTACTGCCATACTGCCATTGCCACGAAACGTAGTTATTCCTGTTTGGGTTTCAGATGTTAAATCCCATCCACCGCTAATTACTAAATGAACTGTCCCACTGCTCCCACTTACGATAAGGGTCTGCCTAACTGAACCAACATCAGTAACTCCTACCTTCTGAATTGTTTGGTCAGCACTATCTACGTTTGTATATTTCCTGCTTAATGTTAAATGCGTATTATCTGTTATGGTATTAACCATATACCACAGACCGTCTGCACCAATAATAAAATCATATTGCGCTAATTCTCCTGTAAAATTAGTTCCACTACCTACAACAGCGTTACTCCCTTCTACAAAAGACAACGTTCCTGTCAATGCAGTATGGTTCGGACTTTTCGCTACTCTAACTTCGTCTCCACCAGTCAAACCTTCACTCGCTTTATCAATAGTCTGATAAGGATTACCTGCGCTTCCGTCTCCTGTGGTATCACTTCCAGTTAAGAAATCACAGTATTTTATACTCATATTTTCACCTTCCTCGTATCGTTACGAACATCTTATAATTTGACGTGAATACTCCAAACGCTAAAGTGCTATGGTCTAATATCACACTTTTATGCAACTCGCTTTTCCCAAATGCTTCGTGCATTATCCTTCTCACACTTGAAAAAAAATCTCCATTATAAGAACCCATAGCAACCGCCTCACTCCATCCTTCCAGATGAGAAGGTTCTGCGTGGTAGATATAACCATTACGAGCCATTGCCATACAATGAGAAAGGCAGTAGTCATTGACCAAGCGGTCAAATTGACTTACTGCCTCTTTACCATTCTGCGCCCTGAACTCGTTTATTATATTCTCCATAATCCTCTCTACAAAGAAAAAACCCGACACTGAAAGACCAATTTTGGTCTGTCTCTGTCGGGTTCGTAGACTGTTCGTATAGATACAGTCCGTCCCTTTTTAGACGGAACTTTTATACTTACCTTATGCCTATATTATACCTTAAATCTCTAAAAAGTCAAGCGAAACGTCGTTATGTCGGCTCTATTATGAGAAGCACAAAAGCACTAATAATGATTATGATAAGCAAAACATCAAACACGCCTAAATAAAAAACTATCTTCGCCCACAAAGGCATTAACTTGAACCACATTTCTTTTCCTTTTTCGCCTTAATCAAAATCCACTTCTGTTTCTTCTGGTCGTAAATACGCATATCCCCATTCTTGTAAACTTTACACGCTGTCGCAGTCATCTTACTAACCTCATTGGTATTTCTGACTCAATATCAACTTTTTTATGTATTGCTCAAAACCCTTTAACCACAATGATTACTGGCAATTTTGTCTGTCGGCTCAATTCTATCGCCAGTTCTCCGACCTTCAGTGCGTCCTCTAACTTCGTCAAATGTAGTGTCCCACCTATACCCTTCATCTGACGGTCAAGGTTCGCTTGGTCTCCTACGCCAAACTTATCTGCTGTCTTAATCCCATCGGAAACCTTTATGCCTAAATCATTCTCGCCTGCCATCTTAAAACCCCCTTGTCTTTTTCTGGCATTGATAACCGCCATTGGATGTTGAAACTTGCCACGATGTTTCATTTCAATAAAGTCTTGAACAGTAGAATTGTCCCAAGTATTAAAATCATAACCCCTGCCATAGTCTTTAACTTGGTCTCATCTGTCTGCCTGACCAAGCGTGCGCCCACAGGCACTGCTAAAAATCCACCCACCAAGATATACGGTGCTAACGTCCAGACAATGCTCTTTGAAAATGCGTAGAGCGTGAACCCAAGAGCGCAACAGACTGCCTCTGCAAAACAGACAATGGCTATGGCTTCTTTCGTCTTAACTCCTGAAAGAATATTGCCACCCATCATTAGAGGTCCATACCCACCACCGCTTATACCCTTATTGAATGACGCTATCGTGCTGACCGTATAAATCCTCGCTTTAGAATACTCAAACTGGTTCTTCCTATTCCATAAAATAATAACGCCCATCGCCAATACGATGACCGCTATCAGTCCAGTTAATGCGCTCTGTGCTATGTTGATAAACGCAACAACTCCTGCAACTGTTCCAACCACTGTAAATATTGTAATTCTCGTCGCTATCTTAAACGGTCTCTGGCTCGGAGACATATCGCAATTACCGTTTCTATGATGGAAGAACACTCCTGTCATTCCAGAGATAACTTCCTCAAGTAAAATAATAGGCACGACTTCCATCGGCTTAAATCCCATCAACAACAACACTGGTGCGAGTATCGTCCCAAACCCCATTCCGAGATACTGGTCTACAAACTCACAGCAAAATGCAATTGGTAAAACTAACCAAGTCATCATAGTTCGTCGTCCTCTCTACCTACCGTTTGCTTAAACCGATACCAAAACCAACACATCGCAACCAATATTATGCAGTAAATGATAATCCCGATTATCCATTTCATCTGCGCACCATTCGTTTGTTTTATCGTGAATGACCATTGCTCGGTCATAGTATTCATAGGCGTTACCCTTTCAGTATGGGATTAGTCTTATGCGTCTGCGCTCTCCCCTGTGGTCATAACGCCTACTTGAACTTCCACTTGAACCCGACCTTAACGCTGTCAAGGTCAACTGGTTTATCTGCCTTGCCCTGCGTATCCACCTTCAGGTTTGGTGCAACTTCTATCTCGTCAAACATCAGGTCTGCCTTCTTATTGAACCCTGTTCCTGCGCACCCACTCACGCACACGAGCGCAAGAATGATAATCACCATTCTCATCAAATAATCCCGACGTTTGCAGGATACCTCGTTCCGTTCTCGTCAATATGCTGACAGAATATTCCTGTGTCGCATAGCAACGGATATTTCATATCCTGATACTTCTTCCATCCTGCCTTCTCGTAAATCCGCTCTGCCTTCAAACGGTCAAAGAAACACAAGTCCTCTGTCCCTACCTTCTGGTTATACTTTCCAGTTTCAGGGTCATTCCAAGCGTGACGTGGTGTATCAAATACACGCCTGACGACTTGAGGTCCATTCAACGTCGGCATTGTGTATGGCTCTGAAGAATTATACAGTTCCTTCAGTATGCTATTATGAATAAGCGTGCAACCCATCGGCAGACCATCGCACCAAACCAAATCTCCACGCTTCCATTCACCGTAATAGGAATTGCCACGTCCCCTGAAAATCAACGGTTCTGGCTTGTATCCTTTGCAGTAATACAGACCACCGAATATCGGGATGGCTTTGCTTCTATCTTCGCTTCCATCCTTTTCGCTTATCTTGACCATATTCATAATCTCGGTCAATTTTAGATAAACATTGGCAGGTAAAACTACATCGTGGTCAATAAAGAATGTCCACTGAAAGTTCCCTTTGATGGAATAATCCACACAGAAATTGCGTGCGTCCGCTACGTTAAACCCCATCGGACTATATTGGTCAAAGAATTGGAAGATGTCGTTGTTACTCCAATTGCAAGGCACTATCTGCCCGAACCGACCCATCACCCACTCAATGCGAACACGCCCTGTGGTCGGCACGCAAATGCAAATCCGCTTCACCCATCCCTTCCAGTCCTCGTTGACTGGCATTTCCATCGTAGGTTGATAAACTCCAAACGCCTGTGCCTGCACCTTCTTCTTGCTCACAACTGCTTCCTTCTTATTTTTCGCCATCGTAAATCCCCCTGTTTATTAAGATGTTTAACTGTGCCTCAAGCACTATCTTGTAAGTGTCGTAAGAAGCCATATTGATAATAGCCATCTTCTGCGTCGGCTTCCACGCCTCATCATCAATATGTTTGACATCTACATCTTCTCGGATAATAGGACCAAGCACACTTTTGTTCACGCCTTCCCACGTCGTGTTAATGATGTTGATAATATCCTCAACGCTTATTGGTTTTCCCATTTTTCTTTTTCTTCTTTTCGTCCTTCTGGATATTGTCGTATCCCTGTGGCGTTACAACTCCGTGTGCCTCTGGCAACTTCTCAAGAACAACCTCAAGGTTGCCAACTTCAAACCAAGAATTACGGATTATTTTATAAGGTTTAGGTTTATAGATATTGTAAAGGAATTGCGATGGGTCAAAATATGTTGCGGTTGCTTCGTTCCACGTCTTGATATGCGTAGGGTCTTGCCAGAACCCAAATGAACCTGCGTATGGCATTGATAGCCACAATTGACCACCCTCTTTCAACAGTCTCCACCATTCGTTCATTATGTCTATCATCCTGCTCGGATTAAGATGTTCCACAAGATGACTGCAAATTATAATATGGCAAATGTCTGATGGTAATGGATAAGGCGTGACCTCTGCGTTATGCACGATGTCTGCGTTCTTCGTCGGACGCATATCCATCCCGATAAACCCTGCTTGAATATTATCTCCTGCTCCAACGTCTAACTTAATTCCACCCATCTTCTTGACCATTAGGTCAATTTTTTCCTGCGCTTCTTTGGTCAGCATTTGCCTTCTCCTTTTTTTGTTTGACGTGCAATTCCACCCTTCTGTCTCGCAAGTCTTGCCATTCTACTCATCGTATACTTTCTCCTCTTGACTCCCAACCTTCTCATTACATAAAAAACAGACGACTGGTCACACCCGACTATCTCTGCTATCTGATAGGTTGATAATCCGTCCTTCTCGTATCGGGTCTTTAACCAGTCTGGTTGCCACAGTAAAAGATATTTCGGGGAACGTTGTCTCATAAAACTATTATAGACAATTCGGAGTTTATTGTCAACATATAATTAGTATAAGAAAGGGATAAGGCAGGGACGTAATGGAAAAAAAGAGGGAGAGCATTTACGCTCTCCCCCGATTTATTGCGACTTAAACGTTACGCTTTTTTCAGTTTACGAGAACCTTAACTGATAAGTGGCGTTCACGTTCTGGTTGCTCGCCCACTGTGAAGTGGAATAGGTCGTCCCTGCGAGTATTGTTCCACCCGATGAGGTATTGACCAATGCCACGTTCTGAATGGTGCAAGTTCCACCCATTGCTGTTCCGCTAAACTGCGCTGTGCATTGCAGAGTCTTGGATGAGATTACGCTGTTGCTTGTGGTAACTCTTGCTCCTGTCTCTCCAGACAATGCGGTGTCGGTAGCCACTGGTGCGCCACCTGTTCCGATAGCCATATTGCTTACTGCTTTAGAACCACCAATTGCACCCACAGAACCCACGATATAATCTTGGAAACCAAGATTAGTTACCGTGTTTTTCTGCCATCCAGAGTCACCGACAATTTTACCCTTCACGTCGGTTATCTGCAACCTCACGAACCCTTTGACCATTAACATATCTTTCATTTTGTTCTCCTTTTCGTTGTCCTCTGAACCACCCGAACCGCACTTTCACTACGCCTATTTGGTCGCCTTCGTCGGCTACGGTTCATTTAGTCCTTCAGACTTTATTTTCAGGTTGCGACCACGATTACTTACCGACTCCAGATTACTGTGTTATTAAGTATGCTTGAAACCAGTAATCTTCACGCACGCTGTTTCTTCCTCTAACTTCACATCGGCTTTCATCGTCATCGTAACTTCAATTATCCTTGCTCTCGGCTTTCTCTCAAACTCAAACATAATGTCACGATGAACACCAAGCACGATGTTCTTCGGCATTATCAAGATACCATCAGAACCATTCACGCCACCGCCAGTCACATCGTAGGTCTTAATTGCGCCCACTTTGCGAACAGGGATACCGTTGTATGACGGTTCTTTGGCTTCCACGAGATAACGAGTAAATGCGTCGTTTACGTTCTTTCCTGCGAGACATTCCACATAGTTCAGTCTGGCAAGATGAGAAACGTAAAATCTCCATTCACTTTCGTTATTGAAAAACCTGCTCGGAAGTTTCTTCAACGCAATGGCAAGATTAGCGTCCGTGCAACCCGTAACGCCTGCGATGGGGTGCGTATTGGTCGTAATCTGGTGCAAAACACCATCAAACACGTCAAGGAAAGTTCCTGTTCCACCTGAAGCGTCTCCGTGAATTATCAACTGGTCTAAATCAAAAGCCACTCTCTTTGCTGTCATCCCAAGAATGGTATCAAACAGGTTGTTCCCCTCAATGCTATCCTCAAGTGCGTCATACCCTAAATCAATTGCTACGATGACTTCCTGTGCGTCAAGAGTAACCTTGCTCGCAGTCGGGTCAGTCGTCACGGTATGAGGCGTTCCCACTGCTGTCGGTTTCTGCAAAATCGCAGACCCGAAAGTCAGTTTGTCAATTTGCTTCTTGCTCGCCTTCATCGGCTCACGTCTTGCCTCAACACTGATTACTGCGTTGTCAATAATTGCCTGCACGAACCTTGCGCTTTGCTCTGGATTAAGCAGACCACCGCTCGCCAGAGAAGCGGACGTAAACGCCTTCTCTAATACTTGGTCTATTGTCATATTAAATCTCCTTCCCTTTTGGGTTTAACTACTTTAGGAAGGTCATCGGAGTTACCCTACTGCCTTCACTCTCACAAACAACCGTTTACTGAATTATTACTTCTTTCCCCTCAATGCGTCCCCGAATACATCCTTGCTTTCCCCTTCACCTTCCGCTCCCTTTTCAATGTCAACGGATGTCTTTACGCCAAACCGTTTTCCTATGGTCTCAATACCTTTGTTCATTGCTTCCTGCGATTTCTTTACGCCATCCACAATGCTTGAGAGACCTTCAAAATCCTTCGCAAACTTCTCCATCTTCTCGTTCAATGGAGTGACCCCATCCTGAATGGGTTTCAACGCTTCGCTTGCGGTTTTAACCGCTTGCTTCAACGCTTCAATTTCAACCTTCAATTCAGAAATGGATTTCTCCACATCTGCTTTGTCGGCTTTTAACGCCTTGCCTTCCTCAATTTTCGCTAATTGAGCAGAAATCTCTGCCAACTGCGCCTTGAGGGTCTCTACTGCTTTGGTAATCGCCTCTAATGTCATACCGTCCCCCTTTTCTTTTTCGCCTTTTCGGGTAGACTCGTCACCTTCTTGCTCTTTGATAATCGCTGTCAACGTGACCAGTGCTTCCCTCAACTTTGCAAGTCTGGCAGACGAAATCTTCCTTCCAATTTTTAATAATTCAACAGGATTTTCCTCTTTCAAATACTTCGGTATAATCGTCTCAAGACCCTGCGTGATTATACTTTTTAATTCAGCAGTAAGCAAACCGATAGATTTCTCTGCGTCAGGCATTTGACTGTTCCCGATAACCAAAAACGACATATAGTTACGGAACGCTTGAAATGCTCCCTGTATTGCGGAACACGCAACGCCTTTCCTGAAGTCTGCCACCAAGTCATCGCCCAACGGATATTCCGCTATCGGCATTTCCTGCTTACTCACGGTTGCTTCCACTGCTTGCGCCAGTCTCATCAATTGCGAGACTGCCTTTGTAAACTCCCCAAATATATCCTCAATGCTTTTCGTCATCAACGCTTTGTCTCCGTTATTCATCATTAGATTATTCCAGAGACTTGACTCCAAAGCGTCGCAAGCACTGTTCGTCGCTCCATAAATAAAAGAGTCTCCGAACTGGCTTTTTTCCAAAACCTTCTCCACAACTTTCTCTATAATAAAATCCTCTACACTTCCATCCTTACGCTTAAACAAAAGTATTTCCGCATTAGGGACAGCAGGTCTATCAACTATCGCTATGCGGTCAACCTTTGTTGCGTGTAACCTGTATCTTGCTTTTGGCATTTGACCGCTCCTTCTACCACTTTTCCAATGGCTCTTTTGCTTCCTCACCAAACGGTTTTACAACTTCACTCTTTCCAACATCTTTAATATATGTATCTCCCATATCATAACCACCTTGAGTCATCGGACTCTTTACTGCACAGAACCAACGTGCATAAGGATTTTCTTTTTCCTTTTCAGGAGTCTGATATGTTTTTAATACTCTCCACTCCCAACCATTCTCTCTGAATACTGCGTGCGGTTCATTGACTTTCACGGTCTTACCGTAAGGATTTTTAGCAGGTTTGCCATCAGCAGGTTTATCGCTTATCGGATTTTCAACAACATTTTCTCCTGAAGCACTACCGCCAACTTCCCCTGCACGACCAGAGTGACCAAAATTGCCACTGCCTGCGCCACCCTTCTCAACATAATCCTCACGCACGCCCGATATGCGCACGGAGAAACCTTTGTAAAGTCCTGCCTTAACCTTATCCCACACCTTATCGTCATTGACCTTTACTGCTCCGAACCACGTCCCTTTCTTAACCTTCTTGCCAAAAACTTCAAGGTCATCTTTCCAAGCAATAGCCGACTCAACAATATCGGCTTCAATAACTTCCTTGTGCATTTCATCTATCGTCCGATAGTCGGTCATAAAACCGTGAGCAACCTTCTCAATATCTTCTGCGGATATTACGTCTCCATCGTGGTCTGCTTCCTCTGGATAAAGGAAGATACCATAGACCATCCGCTTTGCCTCATCGGTTTTACAAATAATCATTTCATTATTAGATGTTTCCCCCTGCGCTTTATTCTTCACAATTCTTTTCTGCGCCATACCTAAAATCATATTGCGAGATTTTCCTATTTTCATCGCTCGCAATAAAACCTTTTCTCTCTTGTCTGACCTACGAAAATATACTGCTCCGTTATCGGTTGACTTAAAATCTCCGTCATACCGAGATATGAAATGCGCCCATCCATCCTCTGCAACTGCGTCCTCTGTTGCGTTATCAATATCTATCCTGATGAACGGTTGCTTCATCAAATCTTCTGCGGTATAAGCACCGAGTTCATTAACAAAATAATCTTTCGGGTCTTTCTCTAATGCGCTTTTGACCTCATCATATTTCTGGCTTTGTAAATCCTCTCGTCCCGACTCTACTAACTTTGCCTGTGCGTCCTCTAATTCTTTATACTCTCCTGTGGTCGGGTCATCCATTGCGTCCATTTTTTCTTGAAGGTTATCAAACTCATCTTGTTTACCCGACCTATCTATAACTTCTTTGTCGTCCAAATCATCAGTAAGACTTGTGGCTTCCTCATCCGCTATAATACGGATGTCTGTTTCGGACATTGACACATAATTCTGCAACCATTCTTGGTTAAAAAGTTCTGGCTCGTTTTCAAGGTCGTTACGAACCTGCTCCTCTGCAATGGCAATAGCGTCATCTTCGCTTGCGATGATGTTCATTCCTTCGCCATTGACTTCTATGCTCCCGACCCTATCAGACATATCTTCGCCAAACTCTCCACCATCCTGTTTGAAAGACCCAAGCACGTCCTTGCCAAGTTCCTTTGCGCCTGCTTCCATTGTAGTGCCTGCGCCATTCGTGGCTTGGCTCTCGCCTGCGCTCGCACCTGCGTCTGCGCCTGCGGTTGCGTCACTTGGTGCTGAACCCCCACGTTCTCCCTCACGCCCTGCGTGTCCAAAATTACCCGAACCTTGTCCACCCTTGCTTATGTATATCTTTGTTCCAGTCATTTCTCGGTATAATTCCCAAGATAACTTTTCTCTCTGCGGTGGCATTTTACCTTCAGACATTTCTGTCATTCTTTGACGCATAAACGCATACGTCTTTTCTTTAAGTCCTGCAACCTGTTCTTCTGAAACGTGAATACCCATTGCTTCTCGCTCTGGCGTATTCTGCAATGAAAAATAATCTTTGGAGTGGTATTTATCCCACAGTCTATCAAACTTATCTTTCGGAACGTCTGCCTTACCATCAACAGCGAGTTTTATACCACCAGACTGCGACTCGCTTTCCTTTGCTCTCCCACTATCACGTTCTCGTCCTGCTTTTGCGTCTTGTGCGTCTACTATGGCTTGAGCGTCACTTCTGGTTGCTCCATTTGCTTCTTCGGCTTGAACTCGGCTTTCCCAAGACGCTCCACCTTCAGAAGCCGAACCACCAACTTCACCTGCACGTCCAGAATGTCCATAGTTTCCGCTTCCTGCACCACCTTTTTCGTGCTTTTCCATCATACGTTCTTTCCACCACTTCGGGGAACTTAAATCTGATTTATAATTACGCACCATCCCCTTGATGTCCTCTCCAACTTGGTCAACGTGCGTCAGCGTTGTCATCGTGTCCTGATATGATTTTTTCCAGTCACTTATATCGGATGGCTTAACTTCTCCCAACTTGCCTTGCACCGCATTGTGATTATCTACCAAACCATCCTCATCAAGTTTATAATCAACAACGAGCCAACCGCCACCCCGACCTGCCTGACCGATTTCATTTATGTCTTTATATTCTGCCTTTGCGTTATCGGCAAACATAGCAATTCTATCTTGTGCTTCCTGTTGAAAAATCTCCTCAATTACATTTTCCCCAATTGCTTCAATATGTTCTCCTTCAACCATCCCACCCTCACGAACAAAATCGGGGATTTCAACCTTTCCCACTTTGATATTGTAGTCAACAGGAAATTGCGGATTACGCATACCTGCGTCTCGGTAATGCTCTTGGCTTGAACCCCTCTCGTCTCTGACTTTATCAATTTCGTCTCGGACTTCTCTATATTGACCTGCAATTGACCGTTGCACGTCTGCCATTGTATCACCGCCACCACTGCCACCATCCGCAGGTGCGCTACCGCCACGTTCTCCTTCCCTACCAGAGTGTCCGAAATTACCGCTTCCTGCACCGCCCTTACCGATTACTGCCTTCGGTGAGATTATCAATTCCTTGTTTTGTTCAACCCACACAGCGCACGCCAAATCACCAGAACAAAATACTTTTTCGGCAATTATGGATTTGTCAAACTGCACGCCTTCCTCTCGTAATCGTTTCTCGGCAACTTCAAACGTGTCTATCCCTGAAATTGAAAGACCATTCTCTATAATCATTTTGACCACCTCTCTGTCTATGTCTTTCGCAAGCAGATGAACGACAGAACCCTCAAAGGTTTCCACTATTTCAAATACGTTGCTGTCCTCACCTTTGTTGCTCACCATTTTAATAGCGTTAAGGTTCTGGTAATCTCTTTTGCCTGCAAATAGTTCCGTAAAGAAACCGTGAACTTGCGGATTTATTTCCTTCAAATGTTCAGGAGCATAAACATACGCTGTTGCGTGTTCTGCAAAATGCTCTTTCTCATCCTTATTCGCATACTGCGAAACAGAAAGACCGCCCTTTAGCATAGCGTGCGTATATTCTTTCGTGTCGCTCAAGGACTGCCCGATTTTTTTATTAAAGGAATAATCAAGTGCGTGCGCAAACTCGTGTGTTAATTCTGCTTGTGCGAGTCGTGGTTGTGCGCTGTTCCCACTTGAGATAATGACACTTCTGGTAACGCTGTCATCTTTTGATGAATACTTCTGTTTGTATGTTGCTCCGTCCTGTAATTTATTTGACTCTCGGATTTCATCTATGTTCCCCAAAATCAATGCTTGGATATGAGTCGGATAGTTTGATAATGCCTCTTTTGTCCCATCAGTTAATGTCCGATACTCGCTCGGTTGTCCCGTCGCCAATGCCTCTGCCTGCGACATAACAATAATATGTTCCCTGCCCTTAATGCGTTCTGTCAGTCTTTCTTCAGGAACAGGAAACTTGGTTCTATTTTCTTCAACCTTCATACCTGCGGATGTTCCACTTCTTTCATAAGGATAGCGAGATAAAATCCTTCTTATCTCCGAACTGCCATTGGTTATATTTAATCTCTCGTGTCTCCCTACGGACGCACCCATAGCATTTTCAATTGTTGCGTCTCCTACCGAACTACCACCCACTTCTCCCTGCCTTCCAGAATGTCCGTAGTTACCCGAACCTGCACCGCCTTTTTCGGATACCCCCTCAACACTCCACTCCGCAGGAACTTCAACTTGCCAACCTTTTGATTTTGCTAAATCAATATCTTTGGCAAGGTCTTTCCGCAAAGCGTCTGCCTCTGCGCCTTGAATGGTCGGCTTACGCCCTGTTGTTTCATCTATCAAGATTTCATTAACTTGTTCTGAAGTCAAACTCATAGCACAATATCCTTTTGCGCAATAAACTTGTCCCACTTTACTTTGTCGTGAATGACCAGAGTTTTACCCTCTGCACTTGCTATCTTAACTGGTGTCCTCTCCTTCGTGTCCCAAAGAGTAAACTTGTCGTAAAGACCTTTTTCTATGGCTTGAGGCACAACGGTTGATAATGACTTGTAGGTCTGCTTAATGACTGCTTCTGGAACATAACGACCAGTGCTTTCTGCTCTCGCAAGATTTCTTTCCAATGCGTCCTTAACATCTATGGTCGCATAGTGCGCTTCAACTGACGCACCACCGCTTCGCATAATGGCAATTTTTTCTTCTAACTTATTGAGGTCGCTATCGCCTGTGCCATCCAACATCGTATTATATTTTCCCTCTACTGCGTCTTGCAACACCATTCTTGAAACATCGGACGACTCACTATGCGTAAAAGGCGCACCGTTAAAATCTCCTTTGGCTAACGCTTCTTGGTATTCAGGTAACATTGCTTTAATCTTATCTGCGTCTACCATCACCGTGTTTTCTGGTATCTCTAACTGACCACTTCCTACCAAAGAACTCTTACCAGACGCAGGTCCACCCCCCATTAAATAATTAACTGGCTTTTCAACAGGAGTTTTACCTTCAAAAAAATCTGCTTTAATTTTTTCGTGTAGAACTTGCCTCTCTTTTGACCATTCTCCATTTGCGTCCGTGTGTCTCTCTTTGGATGTCTTGCCACTCGGATTTATGGCTACGGTTGCGCCACCTTCGCCAGACGCAGACCCACCAACTTCTCCTACCCTGCCTGCGTGACCAAAGTTTCCAGAACCCTCTCCACCTTTTTCTTCTTCCTCTGGCTCTGATAAAATTAGGTCAACCATTTCTTCTATTTCAGCGTCGGTAGCGTCAAGAGGCAACATATAAATATTGACTGCTCGTTCTTTCCCGACGGTAACTTCCTGTTTATTTTTTACATCCCAAATCGCCAACTGTCTATTGTCCTTCGCCATACTCATTGCTTCGGCTCTATCTCTAACGTTCACGGAAATGTCCAAGTAAACATTCCCCTTATTTTTCCACGCACCCATATAATGATTTTTCTGTGCAATAAAATCTTTGTTCTGTGCTTGATAATCCTTGAACGCTTTGACCATTTCGGCACGGTCACGCTTGAATGGCTTGACCGCTTCTCTGTCTTTGTAAGGAGAAACCATAAAACCGTCTTTCGGTGGCTTTCCTTTCAGGTTGACGCTCGCTCCACCTTCTGCCATAGTCATTGACATCGCTGTCTGCGCTACATCAGATGGTGCAGAACCACCACGTTCACCTTCCCGACCCGAATGACCAAAGTTCCCCGACCCCTGACCGCCCTTGCCTACCTCTGCGTGCGGAAGAATTATCAATTCTTTTTCTTCCTCAACATATAATGCACAAGGCGCACCGCCAGACATAAATGAATTACTCTCTGCGTGCGCCTGTTCAAAACAAACACCCTCATCCGTCATCCGCTTTTCCGCAACTGCAAAACTATCTACGCCAGATATAACAAGACTCTGTTCTCTAATTGCTTTGATAATCTTTCCTGCTTCAACAAGGTCTGGCTCGGCAAGACGGAGCGCAGGTTCGTGTTCCATCCCTGCGTTACGGTGTGCGATATAATCTTTTTGTTGTGATGGTTTTAACGAGTCAAAATCTTTTCTCTCCTGATAACTTAAATCTTTATCGGGATTTATCGTAGACATTGAACCGCCTCGTTGTCCATCTACCCCAAGATGTCCAAAGTTTCCGCTCCCTTGTCCACCCTTTTCTTCCACTTCAGGGATTTCCTCTTTGCCTGTATAAATAAAAGACGGTGAGTTTGGATTTAACTCCAACGTCTCACCGTCATTTTTGGTTGCAATTACTTTTATAAACTCTGGCTCTTGGTCAACCGATATGCAATTTAATTCTTGCACGTCTGCCAAAAACTTTTTTGTATATTCTAACGCCTGTTCATCAGACCACCCACGACTTTTCTTAAAAAGCATTTTTACTATCTTATTATCCTTCTGACAGTAAAGTGCTTTTATTCCTTTACCCTTTTCTACGACGATACTTCGGCACTTGTGACCTTCGTGTTCCTTACTACATACAACGTGCCAATTTGAGGGTATAGGTTTTTCCATAGTTTCTCGGATAAGGGTTCTTTACATTAACATCAGTATACCACAACTTTACACCCTTGTCAAACCTTTC